TTCTTTCTGTTCCTGTTACTGTTGTAGAATTAGCACCAGTATAAAATTTAATTTGTGTAGCTGAATTATAAGTACTTGTTCCACCTCCTAGAATTACTTCATTAGCTGTAGTATTTCCAATTAAAAGCATCCCTGTAAAATTTTCTTCTGCTGTTGTATAATGTGGGGATGTAATTACACCAACTTTGACAGTAGAATTAGTTCTTGTTGTTGGAGCACCATTATCAGCACCAATATTTAAATCTAAACCAAGAATATCAACTTTACCGCTAGGCGAAGTCGTTCCTATTCCTACGTTGCCTGAATTAGCAGCGTTACCTATTGTTAACTTAGTAGTTGGAGTTGCATTAGCTGCACCTGCTTTAAAATGAATGTAACCATTAGCTCCATCATTTTGTATAACAAATCCTGCAACTTGTGATGAACCATTTGAACTATTTATTGTAAAATTCTTTATATCATCTGCTCCTGATGTTTGTATTGTTACATCCCCAGAACTGTCTATACGCATTCTTTCTGTTCCTGCAGTAGAAAAAGCAATAGTGTCAGCAACTCCAGAAGGTTGAAACATTCCTGTATTTGTATCGTTATTAAAAGTAAAACCAGGATTTCCTGCAGTTCTACCACTATTAACAAGTTGAATATATGGTGTATGACTATTGCCAGTAAATTGTATATCCCCCCCATTTGTAATACGCATTCTTTCTGTATTGTCAGTTTTAAATATTATATTAGAATCTACTGAAGTATGGTTAGCATCATAATCAGCACTTAAAGTTAAATTTTGATTAGCTAAAAGTTCTGTACTTCCTGCTGCCCTTGATATTTTAAAAACTTCATAATTAGGACTTTCTCCTCTACTAAAAATTTGAAAATCTTGATTACCACTTGTACCTACTGTTTGAATTTCTAATAAAGCAGAAGGTGTATCAGTTCCTATTCCTACGTTTGCATTGTTTCCTTTTATAGTTATTGCATCCGTATAATAAGCATCATTTTCTGCTGAACTTGCAGTTGTTTTAACTTGGAATTTTAAATCTCCGTGTGTTGTTGCTGAACCATCTACTAATCTTAATTTAGCTGCTAACACATTACCTGTGCTTGATGTTCTTGTAAAAGTTTCTATGGCATCTTGTGCTGCTGCATCTCCTGTTCCACCATTTATGTTTAAATTTCCTATTGGCGAATCAGTTCCTATTCCTACGTTTCCTGAACTGTCTATTGTTAATTTAACTCCTGCTGCTGCACCTCCGTAAAGTAATAAATCAGAATTACTACCATTATCGTTTGCTATCCAACTCCAAGTTTGAGCAAGTGTAGTTGATTTAATACTTAAACCTGCATATCCTGATGGCTGTTCTGCTAATATTTGATAGTTAGTTGTATCTCCTAATACATAAAGTTTCTTATTAGCTAAAGTTCCTCCTATTCCTACGTTTTGTGATGTGTCTATTGTTAAGGCAACTACTGTATCTGTTGCAAATTTCATATCATCAGAACCACTATAAGTAATATAACCTTTATATCTATCTGTTCCAGTATTGCCATCAGCAAAAGCAATAAAACCTCCATTTCCACCTCCTGAACCGTGATATATAGTTAAACCTGCATCAGCAGTTCCATCCCCAATAACTAAATCTCGTTGCCAATCCAAAAAATCAGTTGCTGTATTATTACCTATTGAAACTAATCCTGCAAAAGTTGAGTTATCATTATTATCAAGTTTAAATGCTGTATTATTATTTACGCCCATACCTAAAAAATGATTAGCTGAACTTGCATCTGAATGGTCGTAAGCAATGAAAACATCGCCAACAGCTCCTGCACTGTCTAATAATTGTAATCTTGTAACTTTAGCTGAATTTGTGTTTTGAAATCTAGCAATTGAATCAGCACCACCACTATCACCAGAAACTTGAAATTTTGAACCTGGTGTTATCCCGACACCAAGATTACCATCAACTACTGTATTTCCACTTGTTGCATTTACTGTAAACTTATTTGTATTGATTGCTAAATCTCCTGTAAAGGCAACATTTCCTGAAGTTGCATTAGCTGTGAATTTATCAGTGTTTACTGCAAAGTTTCCTGTTGAACTTAAATTAGTGTTTGTTGTTAATGATCCATCTACTGTAATTGCTGTTCCTGATTCTGAAACTATTGAATCTGCTATTACACTTGTTGATGACCATTTAGTTAAATTTCCTGTTGTTCCTGTTCCATCTACTTGTGAATGGTCTAATTTAGTCCACTCGTTGTTTGCACCTGCAATTACCCAATCACCAACAGACCAAGAACTAATACCATTTAAATTTGTAGCACCCCCATTATCTACAACGTAATAATGTCCTTGTGTTATATAAGGTGGGTTATCTATCGTGTATGCTTCACCACTTAACATTATATCGGCACTTAATGTAAGTTGTTGACCGTTATCAACTGCTGTAACTGTTGCAATTTGTCCGTCAACTTGATTAACTACTCTATCATTTAAAACTGCTGAAGTAAAAGACGCGTTACTATCTATTAATTTATTTGTAGCAACACCTGTTGTAGTACCTGAAGCTGATTCTCCACCACCATCACTTAATACTGGTGAATTTGTATCTGCATCCCAACTTCCTATAAATCTCAAACCACCTGCTAAACCATTTACTTGTGATTGTAATTTACCAAATCCTTGAACTATTGTATCAGTTGCTAAAACACTTGAAGCAGATGGTGAAGTTAATCCTGTTAAAAATTTACCTGTAACTGAATTATTATCTAAAGTCAAAGCACCACTAACATTACTTGTGCCATCTACACTAGATATAGTTCCTGTTGCTTCACCTGAAACTGATAAATCTCTTGCTGTTTGCCATTTAGTAGCTGAATCTGCATTGCCTGTTAAATCTCCTGTTACGTTTCCAGTTACATTTCCAGTTACGTTTCCTACAACAGCTCCTGTATGTGTTCCTGCTGAATTACCTGTTAAATCGCCTGTAACATCCCCTGTAACGTTTCCTGTAAGGTTTCCCTGTACATTTACATTAATTTGACTTGGAAGTCCAAGTGTTACGCTTTGACCACTTACAACGCTATCTATTTCGTTTGTAGTTCCTAATATACTTAATGATTGAGTATTTAAATTTATATCTCCTACGTTTGTTCCGTCTGTTATATCTAAATCAGAAGCTGCATCAAGTGTATCAACATAAGAAGTTGTGGCTACTTTTGTACTATTATCTCCTGCACTTTGAGTTGTAGCTACTGAACCATTTGGCAAGATAACCCCTGCTGTTGGAAACTTTAAACTTAATCCTTGACCAGAAGCAGTTGATTCTATTTGACTAGTTGTTCCTGTAATTGCGAATGATTGCGTGTTAAGATTAACATCACCTGTTCCACTATCACCTGAAAAATCAAGATCACTTGCAGCATCTAAAGTATCTACATAAGATGTTGTAGCAACTTTAGTTGAGTTATCTCCTGCTGTTTGAGTAGTTGCAGTTGATCCATTGGGCAATACTACACCACTTGAATTTAAAGATAATGTTAAAGATTGTCCTGATGCTACTGTTGTTATTTGATTAGCTGTTCCACCTATAGCAAATATTTGTGAATCTAAATCTATTTGCCCTGAACCTGTATCTCCTGTAAAATCTAAATCTTCAGCTGTGATTTGAGCAGCTACATAATCAACTATTGCAGCAGTTGTAGGTATAGAGGTATCGTTGTCGTTATTAGCAATACCATCAGCTTCATCTACAAATTTGCTTATAATTATATTTTCTCCTGTATCTTTTAAAGAACCAAATTCTAAAATAGCAGTTACTTTAAAATCTCCTGCTGTATTCATATATACACCACTAGATAATCCAGAACCGTCTGTTAATTCTTTTAAACTTGCAGTCAATGCAGCATTATCAATGGTTTTAATTAAACCTGTATAAGTATCAGATATTCTTGTGTTAAATAGACTTGCCATATTTTTTATTTTTTTCTTGTTTCTTTAAAAACGTCTTTAGTTTTTCTATATTTTTTTGTTTTGGTTTATATCTCATAATACCCAGCCATTAAATAGTGCATCATAGTCTGGATATATGTCATCGTTTGTATTGCTTGTATATTCTGGATAATCAGATTGGTTAAATGACATAAAATCAATAAAACGTCTAGAATAATATTCCATAAATTCTCTAGCTTTATCTACTAAATAATCTACTTCATTTTTACTTACTGTTTCGCTTGTTTCTGATCTATGTTTAAATACACCACCATTTTTTATAGCATAACTTGCAAAAGGAATATAATATACTTGTGCTGCCCAAATTAACATTGGCTGTATATGTGTATTGAGCAATGTTTTATATTTAGCGTTAGCAACGTCATCAATTTCACCATTAGCTATTAGTGTAGATATTTTATTATATAAATCCGTACCTGTATAATTTTGTATGTCTATCTCTTGTGCTATCTTAATAAACTGTATAAACTTATCAGTATCTACATTTCCATCTAATATGGAATTTCTAACTAAATCTGTTCTATTTATAAATAATGCTGTTGCCATATGTTAATTTTTAAATCCCATTTTATCCCAATAAGCCTTTGTATAGCCTTTAAATTGCATATTTTCAGGAGCTACAGGAACAAGTTTATTATTTACAGGAAATTTAAACCCTTTAGATTTTGCTTTACCTGATGTAACTAGTGTTTTATCTCCACCTTGTGTTAACATATATGTTTTACGAAACCATTTATGTTGACATCGTGCACCACCTTTGTAAAGCCAAATAGAATAAGTAGCAGCACCATTAACACCAAATCCTGCATTTACAGGTTGTTTACCCATTTTAATAATATCTTCTTTACGATATATTTTTTTTGCTCTTACCATTGCTTTACAAAACTTTCTACCATCTTGTTTAGTCTTTAGTGGTGCGTATTGGTATCTTACTAAAAATTTCTCTTTACCTGTCTGTTTGGTTTGACCATCTTGTTCTGATTCTCTTTTAGGATATGCTTTACCTGTTCTAACAAGATTTACAATTTTATTTAATGTAGATATTTCAGGTACATTTAATTCTTGTATTTTTTGGTCATATATATCATCGTTATCATAATCAACTTCTGATACATCAATCAAATCATAGTCATCTAATAAATCTTCTTCATCTTGACCAAATTCACTTAATTGTGTTTCAATTTCTAAATCTTCTTTTGTTAAAGGAATACAGTTAGGTACTAAACGACCATTCTTAACTTTCATTCCGTATTGTTCGTAACCAGCTTGACAAGGTTTTTTTAAATCTATTTCATCGTGTGATTCACAAGGCATATACCATACCTTATCACCTTCTTTGTGTTCGTGATGTCCTGAACATCCCATTTTTTCTGCTTGTTCTTCTGCTTCTTCTTTAGTTTCGTAAACCTCAAATCCATCTATTTCTTTAAGATCAGTTGACATTTTAATTCCAGTTTCTTCTTCTATTTCTTCATCACTTTGAACGCTTCTATCTACGTCAGTAAATTCTAGTGGCTGTAACGTAACAAAGTATAGGTTTAAGGCAATATTATTGTAAGCTAGTACACTATCAAAGGAATCAATTAAAAGTTCCTGAAATGGTCTTATAACGGTGTTATCCATTAACAAGGAAGCTGTCTTTATTTCGTCTGCATTGTTTCCTAGTCCTGTATTGTCTTTTATACCCAAAAGCATTGGACTTACTACCCTATGAGCTACTAATACTTTACTTTGTGATTCGTCTGATAAAAACTGGTATTGGTTATGTGCATCACTTAATTGTACTGGTGTTATTTCTGCTTGTGCTTCTTTGTTGTCGTTAAAACTTAAAATAAATTTA